ATGAGATTATGGCATGAAGATTTAATTTCGAAACTTCCCCGCCAACAATTATTGGGACAACATAGAGAATGCTGTGCACTCAGAGGCGGTGGTTGGGGTAGAAACCACGCCACTGTCAATTATGTGTTCAATCATTCGCCCTATAAGTTATTTCAATTCCATGAAAAAGTTATGCTGGAAATGGCAAAGCATGGTTATCATATTGATGCACTCTGGTTGGATCCAAACTATAGAGGCTTGAAAACGTCACCATACATTGACCTAGCATCTGTTCCATTAACTACCCCCATTTATCCTGAGCATGACCATGACTATTATATGGAGTGTTTATGTAACTTGCGAAAAAAGGGTATTGTTCTTTAATCTAGATTGACTATCTAAAATTGAGACCTGAGTATGTCTTTAAACTACTCAATTTTATAATCAATACATTAGGTTTAAACTAAGATGACCACAACAGATTAACTCGGAATATACTTGAATATAAATAAAATAATATTCTCCATCGTAAAATTAAATTATTTAAGATCAACGATTAAGCCCATATTTGAGATAACCGAATTGTAAGTTAACAGCAGGTTTCAAAACTTAACTACATCCCAGATTTCATTTTCTAGTTACTTTAATAACTATGTATTACAGGACAATAGACCAAAAATGGTATCTTATTATTCATTTTCACGTTCAGCAACTAATTATCTAAATCCTTCAAGGTCCTCCAATCTTTGCTGAATTTCTAGCAAACGAAATAGGAAATATTGATGCAGAAAAAAGAACAACCTTTGATAGACTGCTCTCATTTTGAAAATATTATTCAAACTAGTAAATACGTAAAATTAATACATATTTCCTTGTAAAATACGAATAAGCGTTGCTATTAATAAAATACAAAATATAAATGAATTCTTGTAAGTATATCTAAACTACTTGATATTATCACCTTTTATCCCGCAATCTAATTGCATCAGATTCCTTCGATCTCATCAGCAAAATTCCTATTTATAATATATAAACAGGGTTTCATTTCGCTTAAATCGTAGCATTAAAGTTGATAACCAACTAGCCGGTGGAACTGTCGCACAGATCATTTGTTGGAATATTCTCATGGTTAAAGCCCTATGAGTATCTGATGGACGCAGAGGTATAGGTTTATGCTTCGAATTTAGTTCAATCTGTGGAAAATGAAGTAAAGCAACTAAACTGTACCATATCTCAGCTAGATACCCTCGACTTTCAAGCTAAAGGCTTATACGGAAAACTTGGGTACACTGTTTTCGGGGAAATAGAGAATAGTCCTGCTGGACATACTCATTATTACATGATGAAAAAACTAAATTAATTCTTCAGACGAATAGCAATATTGATTAAATTGCATCTCTCGATAAATTACTCATTAACGCATCAGGATTTGCTGAACTTCTGCTCTTAACTCTAGTGTCATCAGTTTGAGCTCCATCTGTTAAGCGTGCGTTGTGAATCATAATTTGCACAGCTGGCGGCATAAAACCTTGTCTCTGGCTGTTGCAATAACACGCGCTGCACTAACATCAATTTCCGGGATATTCTTCCCGCTCGCACGTAGCATTGAATAACTCTCACTGCCAGTTACCATGTTGCCACCGGGTGAAAATATTTCAACGTCAATATTATCTTTAGTTTCATCCACTAATACTACTCGAATGTCGCCAGGTGAAACAACATTCGTTCCTTGTTCTCTAAAAACTTACGCAACTTCATCTGACGTAATACTAATCAACCACATCGCTACTTTAGTGGTTGATTCATAATTCCTAGCCCTAATAAATTCATTGCCACCTTCCGTTGGCTCATCGTGTTTATGTATTTTATTAGTTCCATTTATATCAGAAAAGGAAATAGAAGCATATAATTGATGATGAGTTCATTTAATTAACTATGTGCTTCACGTGCAATCATGATCCACGTTAAAAGCTATATTTTGGGAGAAATATTATGAATAATATCTTGGTTGTGACTACAGAGAATATCGCAGGCTATAAGGTAACTGAAACCTTCGGCGAAGTATTTGGATTAACCAGTCGATCACGTAATGCAGTTTCAAGCTTTGGACAAGGTCTGAAATCATTAGTCGGTGGCGAAATAAAAGGCTACACCAAACTCCAACACGATTCACGTGAAGAAGCTGTAAATCGCCTCAAAGAAGACGCTGCCCGTCTTGGTGCAAATGCCGTAATAATGTTCCGTTTTGATACCACTACTTCTGAAATTGGAGAATCCGTCACAGCTTACGGTACTGCCGTAACTATTGAAAAGATCTAATTTATTGGATAACCTCCTTGCTAAGGCAAGGATACATATGTTCAACCATGTTCCACACCAAAAACTTGATTTGGAAATTGATTAAAATTTTCACTCCCGAATACGTAGTATCATAGTTATCTTATTGGGTCTAGATCTAATTTATTTAATGGATGCTATTTCGGCGCCAACGCCTTAAAATGAATTAACTATCTTGTGCCTATACTTAGAATAGCTTCAACAAATAGAAGTGAAGATTTAATTCAAGTGCTTCTAGTAGCACTTGAATTAATCGTTATTATCCGTAGTTGTGCAACGAAGTAAATTGATTAAAAACTCAAATCGCTAAATTAGATGATATTAATTTCAAAATTAGAAAAACCGAAATTCATATTTTTTCCAAAATTAAAAAAGTAGCATCCATACAAAACTTTACAGCAAAAAATAGCAGCTACTTTCTGTCAACTCAACTAGTCATACATAATCGACGAGAATCTATTATCTAGAAGCTGCATTAAAAGTCCCCGCTGGCAAGCAAAGTGATGTAGATTCTCTCTTCAAAACGAATATTATTGCTCAGACCTGTCGATTGGTATAGCAGGCCTGAGTACGTCTTTAAACTGTTCAGTTTTACAACAGTAACATTAGGCTTAAATTATCACAACAAAGAAACCTAATGGCAAATGACGCGCCGTTTCTGATTATCAATAACATGGTAAACGCCATCGCAAAGTACAAACCTTTAAAATAAAATCAGACGTTAGAAGTTAGTTAGCCGAATTGAAAACAAACAATACACCACAAGATTTAGACACTTCAAAATCTCTTTAAAAACTATGCGCGAGTTCACCTGGAATCAGGACTAAGGTAATCAACCATTGCCAACATATGGCTTCATAAGATCTAAAAATAATTAGGTTTTAATATCAATGTTTCACTATACGGTCTAAAACCCAGCCATGCAAGTTGCTTAAGTTCTAAAGGTGTGTGGATATTAGTTGGTTATATCCCAAACTTACCAAGCCGTGCTGACATAACAATTATAATGGAAGTGGACGCTCATTTACTCTCTGAAAAACAAATTATTGAAGAAAAAGACTCAAGATATTTTATCTGATATATAGATATTTAGTTAAAATTTTCCCACAAAAACGGCGTCCAAAGTTTCACGGTGCCCGAACGGCGCCCAAATTTAAGCGATTTTGAGCTAATCTAGATCAACTCAGGCAAAAAATAAAAACCAACCAAATCGCTATCTATAAGCGTTTAGTTGGTTTATCAATGTTAATTTAAAGTTTATGGCCAAAGGCGGTTCATTGTACGTGGGAATACTGAAACGTTATTGCGTAGGGCTTTAGTAGTAAAACGGTGCCCAAACGGTGCCCATTATTCTTGATTTCTTTTCTCCACAATTAATTGTTCTAACTCATCAAGATCTGCGTTAGTCGCTAATTTTCTAATGAATGAGCGGGCTGTACTCCGGTAATTCAAGTATTTCGTTTTTTCTTTGTTCTTTTCCCGCCAGTTTTGATTTGCTTCATTTTGACTAACCTTTTCATCTTCGCTTTTACGTGGTCTACCTAGATTACTTTTTTCGCTTGTCATTTAACTCTCCTATAATAAAGAATGCAATCCCGACAGTAGTTATAATACGAATCGAATTAGAGTTCACAAACCAATTTCCAACTATTAATATGAGCAGCCCAATTAAGAACCAATTATTTTTGTAAAATTTTGTCATAATATGTTTTGCATGTTAGAATTTAGATACACCAAAGCAGGGCATTTCTGCCCTTGCTTTGCTACTTATCGTCGTCATTCTTATTCTTTTTAAGTTGTTTCAACAGGGCAATTGTTGAAATTACTTCGAATATGATTTCGACGATTTTTTGTATGTTGTCTAACATTGCTTCCCCCTTTCTATATATATTATAATACTCTCATGAGTATCTATTGTCAACACTTTTTAACAAATTAAACCAACAAAAAAGCCCCGCCAAGTAGAGATTAATCTACCTAGCGGGGCTTTGATATGAAATTAAAAAAAGGGATTATCCTTTCCTTTTTTATACAAATTGAATTTTACTACTTAACGTAGGCCACCTTCAACCAAACTGATTCGCCATTCATCTCAATTTGAATTGAACTTCCTACACGGTTCAACACCTTGTAATTATCGTTCAAAGTAAAGTATTCCATAGCACCATTGTTACCTTGTGCTACTTGATTACTCAAAGCATTACCATAGCGATCTGTTAAAGTAACGCTTTGAACTGGAATATCGTTATTGTAATCAGCTACCGGAATACTCATATCATCGTTTCGAGCGTACCAACCTGAACCGTATATCTTCCATGAATCAATTACATAGACACCATTTAATGAAACAGTATCAGTTGTATTATCATCTTCTACTGGTGGCGTAACGTTATTACTTGCGTCTTGACCGGCAGTAAAGAAATCATCATACAGTTGAGAAACATCGAATACACCTAATGAACTTGCAAATGTTGCTTTTGACGTCCATTGCCAAGCATGTTCAGTTGAATACCAACTTTGTTCACTGGTTGGCGTGTATGGATAGCTCGCAATCCAAGATGGATCTCCATCAACTGACACTTCGAGATGTGAACCCATGGTGTACGTTGTTGAGCGATAACCACCTACACGTTGAACCTCATTCATGAACGCTTGTACAACTGGTTGCATTGCACGACCCATTGCCATTTGATCTGCATTCTCAACGTCCACAGCTAATACAGCGCCAACAGGCAAACCAGCTTGTTGTGCTACTGACGCAGCATAATCAGCTTCTGCAATTGCTCCAGCAACTGTCGTAGCGTGGATATAAGAATATCCATTTACATACAGACCAGCATCAATAGCCGCCTTGATATTTCCAGCTGCCGTCCAGTCTGAGAAAGTCGTTCCTTCTGAAATCTTAGTTGTAACTGCCTTAACGCCATAGTTATCACGCATGTAACGAAACTCATCAGCTGACATTGCCCCGTTGTGATTAGATACGTCAATCATGTCATATCGTGGTGTATCGGCGTGCGCCGATTGACTAACTACCGTCATACCACCGAATACAAAAAAGGCCGATGCAATCGCAACGACCAATGTTTTTAGTTTATTCATCATTCTCCTCTTTCATTAAATTATTAATCTGCGTGTGATGAATGCTCAATTGCACGTTATGTTCATTTAACTTCTCATCAATGCTATCAAAACGTTTCATGTGCACCCTATTATTCTCTTTAAATTCTGTAGTTAGATTAGCAATTGGAATACCAATATACTGCTTAAATAAAAGACCTAGAATAGTAAGTGCAAGACCTGCAACACCAGCAAACGCAGCCCACTCATCCCAACTTTTAGGCAATAACTTACTCCTTTCTATACTGTTGGCACTCCGCCAGACCATTGATAACCATTCTTGGCCATATATGATCCAGTCCAAATGTCACCTTGACCAACGCTGCTGTTTCCCTGTAAGGTAATCCGTCCAACATCCCATATCAACATCATAGAAGTAGCATTTGGTATCCATGCAAAGTTCCCCTCTGGGCGCCATACATCAGCCAAATTAGGCAACTTTTCAGAACTCATGAAATCATAACCGGCTGAAATTTGTTTATTAGAAAAACTAGTAACCAACGACACATTGTTACCACGTCTCTTGAAGTTAAAGTCCACAGCATATGTTTTTAAAAGGAAAGAAATTGAGTACGCATCCGGATTCATTAGCTTCCATTTGCCACTTATGCCTTCAATTGAATCAGCGGCTGGGAATGAGCTCCCAGTATTTTGATTAATTAGAGACATGAACACTGGATTAACAAGTAATCCTGTTTCTGCTGTACCCAATGAAGGGAATGTAATCATTTGGCCTTTTAGTACGTCCATATTTGGTTGCCAAGTCAATGCCCCATTTACATCATCGGTAATTACTTTTTTCCAACCTACAATCTTACCTTGATTTACCGACGTATATTTTACAACGTTGTCCCAAAAGGAAACTGCTCGCATTTGCCCCATATATTCCGAACTACCCTCAATTACTTCGAGAGCATACCAGCCGTCAAAGGGAGCGTTTGATAACTTTGAATCCTTAATAAAATATCGACCTGACAATTTAATCATTCCACCATTTGCAATATCAGCTAAATCAGTTACTGATAATTCTTCTACAGACAACGTAGAAGCTACTGGCATAATTTGAACGTCATTTTCATCATGTAAGATAACTTTTTGTGCCATTTATTTACTCCTTTTATTTCTTCGTTGCGCCTAATGATTCAACATCAGCAGGCGAGAATATCCCCAACTCGTACAACATCTTAATTAACACCCATTGCCGATTGTAAGTGTCTCCCGTTACTCCAAACGTGGCTACAGTAAAGTCGTATATACTAACGTCTTGTACAGGGTTATTAATTGTGTAATTTGGTGAATAATAATTAAAATTACTTCCTGATGTTTTCTTGAATAAATCAATAGATAAAGTTCCTCTTGCTGCCTTAATAATATTGCTAATAATCGGAACTGGTGTCACGGTTGCGCTTTCTAAGTTTGGAGAAGAACCTAACCCGAAAACTGACGCAACTTGTCCGTAATCATTAAGTTGTAACGTACTACCATTGTCCAATCTGATCGTCCATGGTGTAGTAGTTCGATCTAAACTCCAACTTGTGGGAGCTTTCCGTTTGGTCGACTCGTTAATTTGAATATTTGCTAATAGTTGGTCGAATTCATCTTCCGTTCCCGGAAAACCACTTTCTTTAGCTGTCTCAAAAGCACTCTTGCCTACTTTTCCCGGTGGACCCGGATATCCCCGTACAGAACGCAAACTATCTAATCCAATGATTTGCTCTAGTATGGTTTGTGGAAATACTTGTTTACGGTTTCCATTCTCGTCTTCGACAAAGAACCTAGTACCGTCGAATCTAACATCCTTAATTGTTTCAGTCATGCTATCACCGCCCTATTAATTCCGATAAATCGACTTCGCAAGCTTCGATAAGCAAATTGACTTTCATCTACATCTTCAATTTGACCTACCACTTCATACTTCATATCTGAACTAGTGGTCGATAAATCAGTAACTTGTAAAATATGATCCAGTTGATAAGTCTTATTCATAACACGATGTTGAACCGTGTTCATTTCCATCTGATCAAGTCGTTCTTTTATAACTGAATGCGTTGTACCATCTAGTGACACTCGCGCATTGATTATCTCTGAATCACTTGTCACGCCTGAAACTGTAGCGTTCCATTCCGCAATCAAACGATTAATCTCATCTTCAGTCAAACGTTTGAAATTGGATGTATCGTCTTGCCATTTCTGAGCTAAATCATCTACTTTAGCTTCTAATTGCTTATAAGCATTCTGATCATCTACAACAATATTTGACATCAATTCAACTGCTAAAGCCAACGACTCACGTACGTCCACTCCGTACATTTTTGTCCGCACATATTTTGCCAATTTTTCAACTTCTGGTAAGCGCTTATCCTTATCAATTTGAACTTCGCCATCTACGATGTGAGTATCATCTCTATAATCTATTGTCATGCTTTACCTCCTTAAATAATTATTCTTAAACGCTGTTGATGGTGATTGGTTCATATCAACATTTCCGCTTATTCCAGCAACCAAACCATTTGATGTGTATTGCCACAAGTCATACGGGTGCGCTGGTCCACTACCATACGCAGGTATCCAGATGGAACCAAACTTAGACACATCAATATTGAACTGATCATATAAGTGGTTTGCGATATAAGCGACTTGATACTTACTTTCGACACCCATCTCCGACATGCTTTGATTCCATGCAAGTGTATTAGTTTGAATGGAGTCAGCTGGAGTATCGCCTTCTAAATCAATCGCATAAAAAATAGGCTCAACACCGCTTCCTGCTGCGGCATTAGCCCTATCAAATAGTAATTTAGCTTCTTCTTTAGCTTCGGCTTCATTTGCATAAAGTCCATAACCATAGACTGCATAACGGATTCCAGCACTTTGAGCTCCAGCAATGTTTTGCTTATACTTCTTATCTTCATAGTTCCCGCCATACTGAACTCGGATAATCGCAAATACCACACCATCATTTTTAACAGCTTGCCAATCAATGTCTCCCTGATGTTCTGAAACATCAATTATCTTTCCGTCAAGATATCCATTGCCTACTAATGATTTAAGATAATCTATCTCGCTTTGCATTTTTTCGATTTGTTGCTGAGTATTGGTCTTGTTATTTTCCAAAACCGCAAGTATTGAATCGTCAGCATTCTTCTGATCGTTCATGGCTTGCTGATAACTAACCAAGTCCAGTTTCTTATCACCGAATGTTAGTTCGCTCTTCGTTGGGTCTAAAACATTAATTGTTTGCGTTGTCAGTGGGTGGCCACTCTGAATACCTAAAATTCCGTGTTTTATCGTATAAGTATTTCCCAGCTGATAACGATCGAATTTATCATTGATTTTACTTAAATCAAGCGCTGAAACAGTAACGCTATCCGCCATTCTTTGGGCGGCCAACCACTCTCTTCCTTTAGTTAATAAGTTATTAGGATCAGTAACATCAGACCAAGTTTGAGTTCCATAAACAATCACATTCAATTGCTGCTCCAATAGATTATCAGTGATATAGTCCATACCATTATTTACACTACCTATTTTTAACTTAGGTTGTGCGGTAGTTGCTTCAGCACCTTCCCGAACTTGGGTGGCGCCTAATGGAACTAATCGAGTAACAACTTCAGTGGCCTTGATAGTTTCGCTTACTGAAATCATATTCTTAGCAAGTTGAATAGACATTGGGGCTTGCACTCCACTATCTTGCAAGTAATCAATAAAACGAGTTCCGCTTTCGTGTCTAACAAATAAATAGCCACCTAATCGAGTAACCAGTTTATCATTCAACGTCTGCCATGTCGTCTGATCATCCAAAAACCGATATACATTATCAGTTGAATTAGATACGTTAATTACTCCCGGTACAAATTGTTGATCGCTTCCAACCTGTGAATTATGAGTGTAGATTAACTTACGAAAAAAATCAGCTGGCGACATGTTATGAATCTCTTCAAATGGCTGGTAACTGTCTTTCAAATATCCCAGTTCACTCTCAGCAACATACTTCTTTGACATCTGCCCCTCAGATGTCATTTCTTTAGTTGAATCCAAGGCTCTGCCATAAAAGATTATGTTGTTTTTTTGTAGATCAACAACTTCAATTTTGGTTTTATACGGTTCAATCTCACTCCAGCCGGGGTTATTTGGTAACAAGGAGAAAGTAAAACCCTGAGCCATATTCAATTCACTTTTAACAGTTCCACTGAATAATTTAACTCCTGTCGGAGTAGGCAAATGGATTGGGCTTCTTACACCGTTATTAATTATGTCTACCCTATACATATCTAAATAACCTCTCTCCTAAACTTAAATTCAATTCGTCCAGTACCGCTCACTTGAATTTCATTCGTACCAACATTAATCATGAAACCATCTAGCTCATTATCGCCAGTTGATAGGTCATAGGTAACTCCGTTCTGAACTATCTTCATTGGTGAGCTCACATTAATTACAGGAGCTACCGGATTAAATCCAACATTATATAGCGCAACCAAGCCGTTATTTATAATGTCGAATTGAACATTTTGGGCTATGTCTTCTTCAAAATTAAAGGTGTCCCAAACATCGTCGCCTTCAAGTTTCTTAGCAACCTTAAATGGATGTGCATCAATAACAACTTTAAGCGTTCCGGTTTGTTCCCAATTAGTTTGTGCATCAGGGCCGGTTACGACTTCACCTAAGAAATAATAATCCTTGATTAAATCAAATAAGATAGGTTCATCATTGTTACTCGACATCAGCCAATTTAAAACTTTAATTCGTTGTGACTGCAATTGCTCGAGGCTAAACTCATCATAGAAATTAAAGTTAAATGTTAGTGTCCGCCTTCCGTATGGTTGAAAACCCATGATTGTTGAGAAATCAAATTGTTGTGAACTATATGGAATCTTGGCCGTTACTTTAGTTTTGCTAGGCGTTCCAATTGTAAAATCATTTAACAGCAATCTGAAATCATCAAACGAATGCTTACCATTAATTGTTATACCGTGCATTTTCATACTGAAACTCCATTTCTTCTCCATGCTGCAATATCGCCCAAGCCTGAGTTTGCAGCGTCCACAATTGCATCTTTACCAATGTAAGGTTTAAAGTCCTTTTCAGCGATTGTACTCAAAAAATCAACCATAGTTGCCATCATTGCAATTGCCCGATCATCTGTACCTTGTGTTTGTGGAACTGGTACATTGCCAGCGGTTGGACTTGGAATATCTAACTGAGACAAAGTTTTCAGCCTGTCGGTATTCAGCTTTGCAGTCATTAATCTAGCCGTATCAGTTGCATTGAAAATTCGTGTTCCTTGTGGCAAGTTATATTCTCGGTTACGACCTTGTGGCATAAATGTTCGACCACTCGGAAGCTGAATTAACTCTTTATACAAGCTTCCCTTTTGGTCATTAACAACAACATCACCACCAGCAAAGTTAGGATCACCAGTGGCTTTATGAGCCTTTTCTGTAACTTCTTTTGTAGTAATTGTTACTGTCTTATCATGAATACTATCAATGTCACTCTTTGCATTCCTAACTGCCTGACCACCTTGCCACTTAGCATCAAGTGACTTTGTTTTAGTCTTAATATCACTGAACTGATTTACAGAATTCTTTGCTTTGTCCGATTCACTCTTTGCCTTACTTGAATCGGCATCAAGTTTTTTCTTGGTTGGCTTAACCTTCTCGTATTCTCCCAAATCAATTTTGGCGTCACTAAATGCCTTTCGTGCGTCAGAATTATGGGCTAAAATTTCCTTTACCGGCGTTGGTAATGCGTTCCATTGATCGGTAGTAGTGATCGCACTTTTAACCGCAGCAGAACTTGAATCCTGTGAAATCAGTTGCTTTTGTTCTGGTGTCAAAGTGTTCCATTCACTCAATTTCATCTTTGAGCCATCTACAATACCGGTAACGTTAGAATTCAAATAGATATTCTTGATTGAATCAGGTAATGAATCCCAAGTGCCCATTTGGGTTAAGCTATCGAATACCTGTTGAGGTGCATTAGATGAAACAATTAACTGCTTTGTAGGAACATCAAGACTATTGAAGTCAGATAATGAAGCCTTACCTTTCAGAACTTCTTCTGCGGCATTACTTTTAACCATCGCTTCTTTATCTTTGATAGATAATTTATCCCAAGTGCCGGCTTGAATTGCTGCTTCAGCAAACACAGCTCGCGCGTCTGAATGAACCGGTGCTTCCTTTGCAGCAAGTTTCAAGCTATTCCAGTTATCACCTGATTTCATAGCCTCAGCTACTTCATCTTTGGCATTGGTCTTAACTTGTCCGGTCTTCTCATCAAAGACTAAGCCGTTCCACTGTTTTACAGCTTCCTTGGTTTTATCACTCATCTTGCCTGTAGCACTGATAACTGTACCTGTACTTTTGTCAGCACCTTTAGCCATATTATCAAATGCACTTTTGGCATCGTCCAATGAATAACCCATAGTCTCAAATGCTGTTTCCATCATTTCAGAACTCGTACCAGACGCCTTCATTAATTCATATAGACGCGCAAGCATTGGGTTTATCTGAGCTGAATGAGTTTTATCGAGTTCAGCATTAGCTTTTGAAAAATCTTCTGCGCCGATAACACCTTGATCATACATAGATTTTATAGAGGCCTTAGATTTCTCATAGGACTTATCAGCCTTTTCAAGAGTTGACGTTAAACTAGTTTGGGCTTTATCCCGTGCTTGTGCATTCATGTTCTCAACATCGTTATTCAAAGCTGCTAGTGCTTGTTTCTCTGCCTTTGCACTAAGTCCTAAGTTTTGAATACCCAACTCATTTAGTTTTTGTCTTGAATTAGATACGAATGTTTGTTGATCTACGCTAAGTTTTCCGCCCTGCTTCTCAATATTAGCAACTGCATCAGCCGTTGTTTTAGCCTCTTGAACACGGTCATTATTTTCCTTTTGGCGTTGCTTTATACTTGCCTCCACCATCGCTTGAACTTCTGGCGGCAGATTTGAGTATGACTTTGATAATGCTGCATTAGAATCATCAGCTGATTTTTTTACTCGATCAGCCATATTTTCAAAAGCATCACCTACTTTTTTAGACGCATTCTCGCCATCATTTCCTGTGGTAATCAAAGCATCCGAAATTCCTTGCTGAGCTTTTTGCATACCGTCTAATGCAGTTGAGGCAGACGCGCTAACATCATCGCCCCAACGAGTAGCGTACTGATGATCAGCGTAAGCTTTACCAAGTAGAACTAGTCCACCACCTAACAAAGCTGCCGTTCCAATCACGCCAAGCATAACAGGAGATAATGCACCAAAAGCTAATGCAGCCTTTCCAGCACCACCACCCAATAATTCCATACCTCGAGTTGCTCCGGTCGCCCCGGTTGTCAATGCACCTAACTCCTTGGTAACTGCCATTCCTGTCTTAACTTTTGCGAATGCAGCTGTCATAGCTACTGTTCCAGTTGAAACTCTACCAATAATTGATAAAGCTGGCCCAGCTGCCGCAGTTAATAGTCCAAACTTCAAAATCATGTTCTGAGCTTCAGGAGACAGATTACTGAAAGCATCCGCAAGCTTACCCACAAATTCTGCCAACTGTTTGATTGACGGTGCCGCCGCTTGTTCAATCTTAATTGCGGCCGTTTCGAGCGATCCCATCATTTGTTCAATGGCATTCTTTGCGTTATCCTGCATGGTCTTAGCCATTTTATCCGCAGCACCATCTGAGTTTTGAAGTGACTTAGTTAAGTTGTCGTATTTGCCTTCTCCAGATGACACTAACGCCATCATTCCTGATAGAGCTTCTTTACCAAACAAGGTAGTCAATGCAGCTGCACGGCTCTTCTCATCAAGATTTCCGACCTTATCATGCAACTGCCCAATGATCTGACCGAATGGTAACATCTTCCCTTGTGCATCAAAGAATGAAAGTCCATATTGCTGCATTGTTGATGTCATTTCTTGTGTTGGCTTTGCCAATCGAGTTAATGCGCCACGCAGTGTAGTACCAGCTTGCGAACCCTTGATACCCTTATCAGACATATCACCAATTGCCGCAGCAGTTTCTTCAATCGACATACCCAATTGACTAGCAACTGGGCCAGCATACTTCATGGCTTCACCCATGTCTCCGACTTCCGCATTCGTATCTGCAGCAGCTTTCGCAAAGACATCAGAAACATGACCACTCTGAGAAGCATCCAAATTAAATGCACGCAAAGCAGACGCGGCATACTCAGATGCTTGTGCGACGTCTCCACCTGATACAGCAGCTAAATCAAGCATACCCGGCATGGCTTGCATAATCTCATTAACGCTAAATCCAGCCGAAGCAAGGTTTTCCATACCACCAGAAACTTCGGAAGCTGAGAATTGAGTTTTCTGACCAAGTTCAATCGCCTGATCTGTTAGTTGCTTCAATTGTGATTTTGAAGCTCCAGCAATCGCCTGAACTCGTGACATTCCGGCTTCAAAATCCATACCAGTTTTTAAAGCCAAGCCACCAACTATCCCAAGTGGGACAGTAACATTGCGAGTCATCTTATCGCCGACATTAGTGGCGGCTGAACCAAATGTATTTAGCTTTCCGGTAAAACCTTGGGTCTTAACTTGCAAGTCAGCCATCTCTTTAGCAGTGTTAGTGAACTCATTTTTGTAAGCCTCTAATTGAACTTGGCTTTGTGCATACTTACCACGCAGAGTTTCTTGTTCCGCCGCCGTGTATTGGCTCATCTTACCTTGGTTACTAATAACTGCATTTAGCTTCTCAGTTTTATCAGACATACCAACGATTGATTCTTTCAACATGCCCAGTTTAGCTGCATGAGATGCAATCTCTTGGTCGCCACCTCTAATTGAGCGATTAAATGCTGAAAACGATTTTGCATTCTTGGAAATTGAACGATCAACGTTATCAACCGACTTGGCCAACTCGCTATCATCCATCGAAACCTTAATGTTTAATCGTCCTAGCTCTTCATCTAACGCCATTGTTACCTCCTTTCTAGTTGTCCTCGTGCTTCTTCAGTCGTCATCTTAGTAAAGTCGACTGTTTGTTGTTTCTTAGTGCCCTCGCTCCGCTCTTTTTTATCATCAAGCAGTTTCATTAATAAGCTGACATCCGTTTCAACTACGTCATTAATCGTGAAATTAGGCATGTTACGCACAACTGCCATGATTAAATCTTCCAATGCAGCAATAGCCTTTGATAACTCCCTGACCGCTTCACTTGGGCTTAATCTTTTCCCGAATCAACGTCCGTTCCGTCAGAATATTGGTTAATTACTACTTTTTCGACTTGCAGAACAATCTTATCTAACGCATTAGCTTGATTAGTAATTGATTCTTCTGTGATAGCAGAATCATCAAACATGTCCGCAATTAATTTAATACGTTCCTTCAAAATATCCGTGCCAGATAGAATTTCATCATTCACTTGATCAATAATCGACTGTGTAATTCGTTGCTCCAATTTGAGCCAAGCTAACACATGTTTTAATGGAATGAATTGTTGAGTATAAGTTTTAAAATCATACTCGCCATCTTCATTTGGATTTAAACTCCGCAATGTAATTCGTAATTCTTTAACCATATCTTCCTCCTAGAAATTTAATAATATGTATGCGGGCGAACCCGCGTTTGTTAAACAGCTGAAACCGTCACAACAACCTTAGCAGTGAACCCACCATCAACTGACGTGATAGTAATATTCGCTGTTCCTTCAGCAACACCTGTGATCGTTCCATCCGCAGCGACAGTCGCAATTGATTCAGCGTCTGAAGCATAAGTAACTGCTTTGTTTGTAGCATCTGATGGAGTTACAGTACCCGTCACTTGCTTAGTTGCTCCAACTTTAATTGAAGCTGTTGCTTGTGAACCAGTTACTCCTGTTACTGATACGGTTGGATTAACTGGAGTAGTTGGTGTGTCATCGGTTACTCCTAATACCTCAAATAAACTCTTTCCACCTTCTTCGCTACCAATGTAATAAGCGAACACTTGACCGTCGAAATCAGAATTATCAGACTTCAAGTTCTCAGCACTGAAACCATACTCGACACCTTCAGGCTTAAAATCTTCATTTGGATCGGTAGTATTAAGTTCAAACTTCTCACGACGGAAAACGCCACGAAGCAATGACACATAGACCTTATCTCCATTCGCCGTTTCTGATTCACCAACAATTGCCGTATAAGGCGCTTCAGTATCATTACCTACAAGTGCAATACCACTTTCTGTGACCTTACGCCCAAGAACCTCATTCTCAATTTCGAATGGTAAGTCAAGCAAAGTTACATTTGCAGTTGTCTTACCAACACCCTTACGTGACAAGAAGTAACCTACGTTACTTCCAGCAACCGTTGTAGGCTCCTTGGCAAGTCCCTCAATTTCTAGTTTTTGAGAAGCACCTTCTCCTTTACGGCCTTCGATTACGTAATGATTTTTTACCGCCCATGTGGGTAGATAGGTAATAATATGAATTTTTTCGAAACCAACCATGATTCCTGATCCAAGCGTTAATGTTTTTGGCATAAATTCCTCCTAATTAAAAATATCGCTAAAACGATAACGTCTAGCGATAACCATTAAATATTCAACGTTTTCTGAGATCGTTGATCCCATGCGATTAATCTTATTTTTCATAAACAATTCTTCCAAAGCATCTGCCACATCTAATGACAATGCCAAGTCTGAACTTTCAACATTGATCTGAAAATCAAAAGTGCGCCGTTGAGGTCGATTACTTCCCCAATTATCCGGATTACCCCAAGCAGTAGGAGCTAAGATAATTCGTGCTCCAGTTTCGATTGGTTCCACATCTTCAACTCGAAATAGCTCCGCTTTAATCTGACCAGTTAGTTCCATTAAATTGTTATCTGAATTAATTAAATCCAACAATGCCTCAATTTTCATTTACCCATCTGCTCCTTCATTAAACGTTTAGCTAATTCTAGTGATGTTTTACCAATAGACAACTTTGTATCCTCAATCTTGCCCATTCCTCTAGGTTGAATCCGTCTTAGACCGCCCTTAGTTTTCTTCGTATAACCTAATTCATTCAAATGAACCAAAGGTTTACGATTACCTTTCCAACCAATACGAACATAATGTCCGCCAACTATGCCACGTTGTACTTTATAAGTTGTTTGTTGAACAGATTTTCCAGTATTTTGATAACTCCGCTCAGCTGAACGAACAATTTGTTGTCCGGCCACCCCTGCTTTCTTCGCGAATTGCTCTGTGGTTGCGAGCATGGTTGACCTGCCAAGCTTACGTTCCAAATTCTTTTTAATCTGATCCATTCCCTCAACTTGTACACCGCTACTCATCTTCAACCACCTCAAACTTATTTCCTTGTTTAGTCCGATTAACTAACAGCTTCATGTATCTGCCGTTTTGAATATCTGGCAACACTTCAATGACATCAAAAAAGCCATCACTAATTAAGCGTGGCTCATCAATTTTTATTAGCGTATCTGAACTAATTAAAAGTCCGTTTTGTTGTGGCATGATGAGCGTAAAGCTAGTTGAGGTTAGTCTATCACCTAAAATATCTCTGTCTTTGGCAGAAGGTGCATATACCAATCCTAAACCTTTAGCGATCTTATTCAGCTTGTAACCATAACCAGTCTGTGAGATGCGCTCGCCTTTTTTATAGATAACAAAAGGAATACGAAACTCTTCCTGATGATACTTCTGGGCTTGCTTACGTTGTCCCTTGTACATTTTCATCACCCCCAAAGTTCAGAATGACATCATTAATTTCGCTACGGTAATTCTCAAAGAAATACTCAGCAGCGTCATTATAAACATACATGGCACGAATGATTACAAGATTGATATATGCGTCATTTTCGGCATCCAAATCGAACCCAATCGCATCTTTCAATGTGGCTTTTGCTGATTTAATGATGTCAATTAACGCCTTATCTTCTTCATCATGAAAAATCTTTAACCGTTCTTTTAGCTTTGGTAACAATGTAGCTTCGTCCATTGTTTACCTCCTTATTAGGCGGCGGCCGTTACTGTAACCGCAACTGTTGCCTTAAATCCACCATCTTCTGTAGTAGCAGTAATGGTTGCTGATCCTTCCGCAACTGCTGTAATTGTTCCGTCAGCCGCAACTGCTGCTACTTTGTCATTACTTGTTTCATAAGTAACCTTAGTATTTGTTGCATCAGCTGGTGAAACAGTCGCAGTTACTTGTTTAGTGTCTCCAACTTTCATTGCGGCAGTCTTTTGTGACATATCAACACTAGCTACTGGTACGTTACCATCCTTGTGAGTAATAACCTCAGGCAAAATGATTTCATAGATCGCTGAGACATTGTTATCCAATGCTTCACCATTAGCAAATTGTTTAGCAATGTACAAATCCATATCTTCCATTGCCAACGTTTGGTCGTATTGTTGAATATTCAAACCACCACCGATTGCGGCAACATAACGAGACGCACGGTAAGCAACTGCTTCACCAAATGGAACTCCCATAGCTGGCACAACCTTAATTCCAAGTGGATAGGCTTCAACATAGACACCACTTGCATTTTGTACTGTGAAAGCGCCTCGGATAATTTCATATTGACTAGGGTTCAAAGCCAATGACAATGAATTATCAGGCTTCAACATTTTACCGTTGATTGTCATTGATAGACGTTGTGCGATTTCTGCGATTGCATTCTGTACCTTAGAATGATCTGAGAAATCAATTACGCCTGTAATGGCCTTCTTAGAATATTGAACCTTATTCTTATCAACAACTTTTCCAGTTGTCATATCCATCATCAGTCCAGTAGGCGTGTCTTTCCCATCTCCAGACATAAATCCTTCTTCAAGTGCTACTGACATTGCTTCTGTCAATTGAGTAATAACAAACTTCTTAATCCAATCAGGGCCAAAGTCTGACATATCCTTAGGCAATGCAATAAAAGCAGTAAGCTTATTTTGCAAATCGTCCTCAGTTACGAAGTCAGCATCAAGTTGTCCCTTAATGTCGCCAAAGATTTCTCCCCAAACGGCAGTTCCAGCTGTATTAGCTTTGATAAGTTTCATACGCAAACCAGTGTTTTGCATACTCAACGTTTCAAGGAATGGATGATCTTCAGTCAAAGCATCAAACACTTCATTGATAGTTTCTTCTGGTAAAAGCTCTGCATCTTTCGTACCAACATCAGTAGTAATAGCCGCAAAGAACTTCTTTTCCTTGGCCGTCATTGTGATCCCTGATGACTTACCAGCATTCATCTCTGCGAGTACACCCTGCATAACTTCGCGCATGTGTGCTTCCATCTTTTGCTTTGGTGTTTGTTCCAAATCCATACTCATACTAAAATCCTCCTAAATTAAACAAGTGCGTTTGCAACCGCAGTGGCGATTGCTGAGATAGTTTCTTGATTGAATGCCGTAGGAGCTGTTTCCTGCTTTGGAGCAGGTTGCTTGTCCTTATCGTCAGCTTCATCCTTCTTGGCTGACATATCGGCGTGAATGCCTTTCAATTCAGCCAAAATATCTTGCAACACCTTAGTTAAATCATCATTCCCAGTCTTTGGTTGCTCTTCTGGGTTAGTCTTCTTCTCTGGATCCATTTTTTTGTCCTCCGTTTTTAGTTCTGCAACAATTGCAGGGTCATCATCATTAAACATAAATCCGTCAGCAAAACCGTATTTTACAGCTTGGCCAGCCGTGATATATGTTTCGTTCTCCATCAAATAAGTAATTTCATCTCGCGATAAATTACTTTTTAGCGCATAAGCATTAGCTAAACTCTCACTTACAACTCTAGTGTCATCCGTTTGAGTTCCATCAGCTAAGCGTGCATTATGAATCATAATTTGCGCGGTTGGCGAAATTAACACTTCGTCTCCAGCTGTTGCAATAACGCTCGCTGCACTAGCGGCAATTCCCGTCACATTAACTGTGATATGCTTTCCGCTCGCCCGTAGCATTGAATATATCTCACTACCAGCAACAACATTGCCACCGGGAGATGAGATTTCAACGTTAATATTATCTCCAGTTTCCTCCGCTAACGCCGCCCTAACATCACCGGGTGAAGCAACATTCATTCCTTGTTCTCTAAGAGCTTGTGCATCTTCATCTGATGCAATTTGCCCTAAAATACTAATCAACTACATCACCTCCTTTATTGGCTTGTTCATAATTCTTGGTCATGATAAACTCATCGCCACCTTCTGTTGGTTTCATTGCGAATAGATCTGCAATCATGTTTCGTGTTGCGTAACCAGAACTAATCAGCTTATCAATCTGTTCAGAGTTACGAACAATCGACATATCACGCTCAAAACTCAACAGAATTGACGGATCATTAAATTTCATCTGCAATTCACGTTGAATCATGATCAAAATTGGCATTACAACATTTTCTCGGTATTGATCAGCAACGCCTGATGTATCAGCTTGTGTCCCTGAAATCATAGCTACCGGTACACCAAGCATGGCGGCAACGTCTTCGATGACCAACTTTTTCAATCGGCTAATCTCATCAACACCCGTACCACCAGCCGAATAAGATTGGCTTTTCTCGTCATACTTAATACCAGTTAGCTCAGGCATGATAGCAATTGAATCGCTGGTAATTGAGTTTTTTACCTTGTCGAGTACCTTTTTAAGACTTCCCTCAACGTTTGTCTGATTGTTTAAACCAGCATTAGATTCAATACCAACAGTTGCTCTGAATTGGTTACGCATTTTTACGTTATTAATGACGTAGTTATAAATGTTATCTAGTTCTTCATTTGTCTTGATGAAAGACTTACGCCAATCATCTGTATTCAGTTTCAAGTGCCAAACATCTGAGGAAATAAAAGAACGCTGGAAGGTAAAATTTCCAACGCTCACTGAACTAAATACGTTTTCTACATTCGCAAATTCATCAACTGTGAAATCATTTGCTATTAAAAGGCTCTTAGTATCATTTGTGATAACCAAAGCTTCATTTTCCATGACCAACTTATACACAATATCCCGCCAGAACTCACTTGCATTCTGATTAGGATTTGGCGAAATGCTAAGTGCCTTTTGATTAACCTTCTTATCAGATTCAACCTTCAAAGTCATAAACGTTCGAGCAATAAAGTTAGCAACTACTTGCATGCCATATTCACTCATCTTCCGCTTTTCATTACTAAAGATTACCTCAAATAACTTATCACTTACCGGATCACGAGCCACACCTTTGCGCCTAAAATCAAACCATCCCAACTAATCACCTCCTTAAAAATCAATATTTAGCATCGCTTCAAGATTGGCCGCCACATCAACACCATTCGTTAATTCGTCAGCGCGATACAAGGCATATATGAACGCCATAAAACCATCGGTTTTACGTTTACGTTCTTCCTTCTTTAGGTACTCTCGGTTACCATCAGCCTTCACATTAACTAAAACATTCCACGTGTACCAGCGCATGATCGGAACATCACCCCAAGCAAAGCTTCCGTTGGCAAATCCTTCTTCGATACGTGGGGCAAGTAATCCTGAAATAGCTTTTGGATTCCTAATCACGTTCAAATTATTGAATCCTGACTGTAAAAAGGACTGCCGTAGCAATTCAGCTCGAAAATTATCCATAACAATTTCGTTTATTTGATAAATATCTCGTCTGGCATCAAACCAATCAGTTACAACGCTTGGGCTAATTGTTGGATCGTCCAATATAGTCAGATCGCCTTTTGCTTCCCACTCTTTTAGGGGTGCAAAAACATTACTGCCTTTAACATCTTCTGGAGATAAGTTATATCCCATGTATTGGCTTACAAAAGCCTTTGTAGCGAAGCTATGTGTCTGCCATACATATTTACCATCTACAAAGAAAAGAAGCCCTACGGCTGTGAAATCACGGATAGACGAGAAATCCACTGCACCTATTGCCATACTTCCAACTGGAACTTCAATTTCTTGGTTAGTTGCAGTAATCTCTTCTTTACTAGCGACACTTTTAGTAACGTCGACAGTTGGAAGGTTCATTCGTTTAGTCATGAATTCAGCTCGTGCACTATCTGATTCTGACATTGTCCGAAATTGCTTCTTGATTTTTCCAAATAGCATTTGTCCATACTTTGATAGTGGTTTTACTAGCATTGGATTTGCTAATTCCCAGTTATCAAAATCATTCACTTGTTCAGGGGTATCAAGTTGCGCAACTATCGGTAACAAATCACTAGCAGGCAAATCACCATTTAAAACTTTATCGCCGGTATCTAACATTTGATCCATAAATGCGCCACGAACGAATCCCATAGAACCAATCATAATAGAACGTGATTCAGGAACCTTACCAAGACCAGATTCAAAGACATTCACAATTGCATCATTCTCATAAGCGTGAACTTCATCAAATACAACTAAACTATCTCTGGCACCGTCCTTTGTTTTGACGTTGCTTGTCCGAGGGGTTATTTTTCCACCCATCAACGTTGATGAAATTGCTCTTTTCAAATTATAAAAAGAATCGTTTAACTCTGGATATTCAATAATGGCTGCGTTAATTTCATCAACTGATGTCATTGCTTGATCTAACGAGTTAGCAACAATTCCCACATTATAATTTCGTACTCCGTTAAGCTCAGAAATTAAAAACAAGGCAACCGTCGTTATCCAGCCGTTCTTACCTGCTCCACGTCCTAGCACTAATAAAATACGGTCAAAAAATGGTTCGTCATCTTCCTTTTTATACAAGAACAACAGAGCGTCAGTAAACTTCTGGAAATCAGTATGTTCAAAGAAAAAATCGGATGAAAAGTTTATTAACTCCTCAATCCGATCTTCATCAAAATATAAATCATCTCTTTTCAACACATCACTTTCCAAGAGCCACACTAATTTTTGACGGCGTTTGTTTAATTTGATCTTCCCGCTCTTATACAAGTTAATGTAGTTAGTTACGTGAGCGTTTTCTATCACTTAAACCACCACCTATCTTATTTGTTTTACTGTTTTCTGATAATCCTTTGGAATCAATACCTAATGTTCTTAAAATCCCATTCATAGTTGAGCTAATTCTCTGTTTTTCAGTCACGGCTGGATTGACCTTATGATAAACGTTGTTTCCACTTGCAACATCAATCATAACGCCCGTAGCCTTAATATCAGCGCTCAAATCGTCCCAAATCCGCCCCAAATCGCCGTATTTTTGCACTAATTCGAGTTCATACTCAGTTATCTCATGATTAGCCGAAACCGCGTCAATAAGGCTTTTTTCAAGTTTTGAACGTCCCATATTTTAGCTTACACCCCCCCTCTGGCAAAATTTCGAATATTTTGGACAGTCTAGTCCCCTACCCCCGGTACCCCAAAGCCTTTGAAACTCGATTTTTTTTAGGTGGGGGGTATCATTTTCTATCCAAACCATTCGTCAGAATTCTTTTTATTTGATTTCAACATTGACATATATTTTTTATGTTTAGCATTGTGATGTTCACGACACAATGGTTGCAAGTTGCTTGCATCAAGCACTAGGTCAGGTCGATCAATAATGGACTGTATATGGTCTACCTCTATCACTATACCCGGCATCCTATCAGTAGTGATCCTACCTTCAGCTAAACACATCACACATTCATGATGATACTTCTCGACTACTTCATCACGTAACTTCTTCCACCTTCTCGAATGATAGAACCTAACTCTATCAACCTTCTTGTAGAACGTCTGTGTCATCTACACCTAGTCCTCTCGCCGTCATCTCATGAGAACCTTCTTGTCTCCAATAATGATTACCCTCGCCATCTGTCAAACCATCAACACGAGAACCATCAGCTCCATTCACTCCCGATGTAACATGCAAACCTTTTGGTAAGTCCGCCTGTCCAACAGGATGATAATCCTTAACTTTCACTAATGTTTTAATATTCTCTTTGATGAATCCATCAATAGAAGTACTTAGTCCAAGATGGTAATTCTCATCGCCACGTCCTGCATCTAGCCCTAGTCTAAACGCATTCATTACCAACTCCAACATCTCAGTATCAACGTCAACTTTTAATGTCTTCTTTTCCATAACAATTCTCCATATACAAAAATAGCCACTAACAAATGCTAGTGACTTAGTAACTATTCAATTGAACACCAAAGTAGATTGTCTAATTCAATCCGATCATTGCCGATAAAGATATACTGTTCATCGAATCCTTGAACCTTGCCTTGAATGATAGGCGGAAAGTTCTCACCTTGCTTACTTCGTTCCTGTACTGATACATGTAAGTTGTTAGCATAAGCCTTAAACAACTTCTCTGTAATCTCGTCCAGTTCCATCTCAGGCATTGCCTTTTGATTTCTGGCGACTGCTCTTGCTGTGTCATTCTTACGCACATCTTCGGTATGATCAGACAAGAAATATCCTTGCCACTTTACCATACCTCTATCTTTGTAGTGATTCTCAAAGAAATCCTTTGCTCTTCTGTATACTGCGTCATCTTCATCCATAATACTCACCTTATTAGATTTAACCTTAGTGAGTAATTATATATTAGATTAAACTACATGAAAAGCATTATTCATTTTAGGCTTCCATTGATCATTACTAAGTTCATCTTCTAGCCGTCTCAATATCTGCAACTCATCGCTACCAGATACTAAGCCATAATCTTTATCTCTTTTCATAACTACACATCTCCCACCACCTTTCTTTCCAAAATAGACTATTGCTTTACCATGAATAGCTTCTCGTAACGTTTGCCGGTTCCACCTTGGAAAGTAGACCGTGCTGTTCTAAATTCAAAGACAGGCTCGAACCTATCATCACTGATCTCATAGCTAGAAATCAGAACAATGTTATTTTTAGACATAGAAAAAGCCCAGTCATAAAAGGCTGGACTATCAAAAGTATTCTTATATTTATTTGCTGCGTTTTCATAAGGCGGATCTAAATACAAGATAGAATCTGTAATATTCGAGAAATCTCTGTAGTCTAAGTTAGTAGCTATCACATCATTTACTTGTTGCAATCGCTCTAGCTGCTTTAATTGCCCTAATTGCTGTAACTTCTCTAATCGTTCTATATTTGCTACGACATTTTTATATGTATATGTTTGCTTGTAACCAGAGAACACATTGTGATTCTTAATAATGTCAATCGCCAAATCAAATTTTATTTTCGACATCTCTTTGGAATACAAATAACTTTTACGATCATTGCCAAATGAATTAACAAGCAGTTTCAACTCGTCATCGACAGTTTTATCTTGCTTGTCTCTGATTTGCATGAACTCTTCGCGGCTAATAATCAGCGTCTTAATCCATTCTCTATCTTGATTAATCACACGGTGGAACATATCAGTAATAGACTTGTCCAAATCGTTATAATGTACGTCTAAGCCGTTTAAAATTAGTTCCGCAGTAATTGCTCCACCACCGCCGAAAATGTCATACACAGGCTTGTCAGTGCCGAAATTCTGCTTAATAATTTCAACTATCTTCTTACTAATCTTTTTCTTTGATCCAACATAAGGCAAACCAATCGGCTTACCCTTTCTGATTTTCTTTTCATCTAATACCAGTTTCAAAACTCACCCCCTAAATAATTGCAAAATAAAAGAGCCGATATTTCTATCAGCTCCTTTTTTAATTATTCGATACTACAAATTTAACCCATTTTTTAGCCCTGAAACTAAATATAAACTTAATCAATAATTAACCCTTTTCAAGTCTGCAAAAGCATTCACGGAATCTTTGAACTCATTCTTCCACTTATGGAGCGTCACCTCACTAACGTGTAGCTCATTAGCAATGTACGTCCATGATTCACGTTCTCCATAATGCAATCGCAACATATCAATTCGTTCTTCATCTAAGCCTTCAAGCCAAGTGTTAATTACAAACTTCTTGTGATCTAGTGCAATTATTACAGGGTCGAGTTCATGAGTGATCATCATTGATTCAACCGCATTCGATTGTTTGTTCTGTGCTCGACCTCCACCAATATTCTCATCAATATCATGGCGAGCAGCTAACATCTTCTTACGCAATTCAATCTGCTTATCTAAATCACCCCTAAAGTATCCTCGCAATAGTTTATCTACTTTGTCAGCCACAACCTACGCCCTCCATGATAAAATAAAGTTATCCTATTTATTCGCATGGCGCTGACTTCGGTTGGCGCTTTTTTATTTTTCAACAACAAGGCGCAATTTCTCATTTGTTATCTCAGCAAACGTTAGAAGAGCTCTGTCCATTATTTGATGCACCTCGTCCTCAGTGCAATTCAAATTTGTTGATATTTCTTTCGAGGTTGCACCTTCCATAAAGCGCATATTAATCATACCTTGCTCTTGTTCAGCTAGTTTGCCGATCATTTTCTGAACATAGTCAAGCGTGTTATTTGCATCTAACCTCTGAGTTGCCATTTCTTCAGCAGTGTTTACATTAGAATGATGTTTCACAGAATCGAATTCCGTAGATCGTCCCATCCTAGTTCCTGCAACACTCTCAATACGTTCTAAGTCATTATTGAAGAATTTGATAGCTCTTTTAATCGTTAGAGTTTCATCACTTTCAACTTTAAGTAACTCTGTACCCTTGGTTAGTTCTGCAAACTCAACCAAAGCATTATTTTTCAGGCGATAATACGATGATTCAGGATAATCAAGCTGTTCCATTGTCTGCGCGTTAGTAAAACCTCTAAAGAATCTTAATTCAAGCACTTCTTGAAATTTTTCAGGCATCATACTAACAATGCTCTGAACTTTATCAACCAATTCTTTAGATGCGCCTTCTTCATTGAATATTTGCTGTCGTTTGTAAGCAATTCTAAATTTTCTATCAAACCATCGTTGTGTTTCTCTTGCCATTCTACTCTCTGGAGTTAGAAAATTATTCTTAGTCATTATCCTTCCTCCATAATCTCAGCTACTGCTCTGCCTTCATACACCGCCATAACCTCGCTCAGCAAAATTTCACTACCAAACCGGTTATTTATATAGAACTTAGCTAATGCACGCTGTGCTTCTAACTGAGTAGCATCTACGTATTCATGCTTGCCATTCTTCAATGTCTTTTGCACTTTGGTTTTCTTAGCAGCTTCGATAACATCAAATTGTTTCTGTGTTAGTTTGATTTTCATTACTCCACACCCAATAATTCAATAGCGTGTTCCAAATACCATGCAGCCTTTTCGAGGTCTTGCCTAGTTGTTCCTTTGAATGGTGCTCGCAAGATATACTTCAAAGCATTTCCAATACTGAACGATAACTTAGTTCCAAATGCTGGAGCTACTTCATCAATCACTTCAATAGCTTCAAACTTGAATTTCTTATAGTGTGACGGATGATCAACTGAATTTTTAGCTTCAAAGATCTGCTCCATGTTTTCAACTGCTTGAATGATTTGAGTAAACTCTTCAGCATCATCACCACCAAACGTTAAGGCATAATCATTAATAGCTTTCTTCATGTACTCATTTTGCTTAGTTAATAATTCTTCTCTACGCATTACTCCGCCTCCAACAATTCTGGGTTCTCGTGGATATTTCCTAATACCTTGTACGGATTATCTGGTGCTTTTCCACTTATGAAATCTTGCCACCAAAGTTCCAGTGGATACTTTCTTCCATCTTTGAAATCAACCTTGAACACACCATTTTCAAAAACGACTTGTCCAATACCGTTATCCCAAACTTTAATAACGTCGCCATCATAAATGCTGATGTCTTCCTCGCCGTACATTTCAGCGTATTGCTCTAAAGTCACACGCTTAGAGTCGACAGGGTACATTTCTTCTTCGCCGAAAACATTTATGAATACAACGCCATCCTGATTTATGTCGAATTCATCTATGAATCCTTTTTCTTGATAATATTCAAGCCACGCTCTGAACTTAATCTCTCGTTGTGCCATTACTTAACCCCTAACTAATCCCGCTTCTTCCGGAGTGGCTCCTAAAAATTCAGCATTTACAAACCAATCGAAAATATCGCTATCTCTAACATTTACAGCAGTTACGCTCATACTCTTAGACTTACTAATGAGCTTATTGATAGCTGCCTGCTTTGGTACATATCCAACAAACAACTCTTTACCCATTGGCCCAATAGTATGCAAGTAACGCACTGTATTTTTATTGTTACAATAAAAGCCTCTCTCCATTGGATTTTTTCGTAAATATTCTTGAACCTTCTCTTTTGTGTCATAAATATTTGCCATTACTTAACTCCTAACCCACAAATAAGTGGATAACAAATGCAAGTGCCAATGTCACAATCATTGAAGCTAATACCTTCGTTTGATGCTCATATACGTCCGTGACTTTATAATCAGCGTCTCTTGGTTTCATAATCATGTAGTTAAAAAACATCGCAAATCCAAACGCCAAGAAATAACTAACCGAAATCAATCCAAACTTAGTCATGAACCAATTCCACATAAGCATGATTACCAGTGGATCACCGAAAAAAATTAACAATCCTAAAATAAACTCTTTCAAATTGAAATCTTTTTGCATCTCCATTACTTCGCCTCCATCTTCGCAACTCTAAAAATATATTCACCGACATTAACTTTCTTGCCTTGTTGACTTTGCCTGTTGATCTCACACATAACCATATCAACTGATATATCTCGCTTCTGTTTAGTCGTGGTCATCTTCTACCACCTCCTAGAGAAAAAGCGTCATCCCAAAACCTACAACAGCCATTACTAAACCGATTATAGATACCGTCATCATATTTTTTGTTTCCCATGTTCTTCAGACTGATGCTGCAATCACGCTTAGAATTGCCCCGGTCCATGAAACAATTAATCCAATTATCATCATTACTCAACCACCTCTACTCGCTTATCAATACCCATATCAGTAAAGTAATCACGTAGAAATTCAGCTACATACTCCGCATCTGATTTGTCGTAGAGTGTAGCGGCGATTTCAAATTCAGCTGAACCAACGTCGACTAATGCGCCGTCATCATCTTTAAATTCATCAGTTACCCAGCTCAAGCCTCTTTCAGGATCGTTAATTTGTACTTTGTACTTTGCCATTACTCAACCACCTTAATTGTTTCTGGGTGCAAATATGCAGATACTAAGCCAGTTTCGTTACTAAGTACCGGACGTTCTTTAGTGGATAGGGCTACAAACACAGCAGGATTATCAATCATCTGAAAAATATGTTCCGCAAGCGGCGCTTCCATTTCAACAATCGGTGCATAAGTCTCACGCAATTGCTTTATTAAGTCATCCAAATATGATTTAGCAGCAGCATTTTTTACCAAGTTCTCTGTATCTACCGCAGCTATAAACTCGTCAAATGTCATTAGACCATCTCCTCTTTTACAATTGAAATTGCATCTACTTCGTCGCCAAACTCATCAGGGTCAATCTCAATATTGTCTCCGTCATAAGTAATTAAGAATGCATCTTGCCCTTCGTCATACCGTAAATCATGAGAGTTCTTAGTAAACTTCTGATCCACATCCCAATCTTCCCACCACTCTCCAGTTAGCAAGTCGCCATTGCTAAGGTTTGTCTTGATTTCAAATTCAACATAACTTTTCAATCCGTCAATGTTAAAATCAACTCGCATAGTTACTAATTTCATGATTTAACCTCTTTTTTAGTTAATACGACTGTGTCCTTCGTAAACATGACCATTCTTATAAATCAAATCATCCTTACTCTTGATTTTTTTATATTGCTTATCACTGAATGACACGACATGTTTTTTACCTTTAGCATCTTTAATACTCAATTCGTTATCTTTGGATCCAGTATTAAACCAACTATTCCAAATCATGTAATTGAGTAGATTGTTATTTGAATTTCTGATATGCGTTTCTCGGCTTACTTTCCTATTAGTGGGTTTTGTTGTATTTGATGACTTAGGACGCGAAGGCGTTGGCGTCTTAGACGGTGTTGTTTTTACCGTATTAACATGCGGTGTCGTATGTGCCACCGTTACGTGAGGTGTTACATGAGGGGTTACGTGTGGCGCTACATGTGCTACGCCAATCATTAGTGGCGTTAGTACTGCAATTTTAGTTAGTGTGTTCATATCAATCTTCCTTTTTATAAGTCTTTTTAAATTCTTGTCTGTTTACCGGAATTACAGAGAACCTTGGTCCTTTGAGAATATAATCTCCAAGGTTAATGCCGATCGTTTTACCATCTTTAACCGTGAAGTATTCTGAATAACCCCTGTTGGCTGGAATACTCATTGCTCCGTGGCTAATTGCTTCTCTTACCCATACTGGAGCTAACGTAATGCCGATTTTTTCAACCTTCCAGGCTTCAAATACCTGGCCTGTCTCGCTATTTACAACTTTCATGACTTAATCCTGTCCTTTTTTAGTTGTTTCTCCAGCTTTCTAGCAGTCGAGTTTGCTTCCGCCACATTTCCAAAAGAAAGCGCTGATCCACGACCTAATGGCATAAATTTACCGTTTGACATGTAAAATTCTCCAGCCTTATTCACAATCACATAGTTATCAGCAAACTGAATTGCTCGAATACTTTTACTCATGATTTCTCCGCCCTTTATTCCACTGCCTAACGTGTTGCCAATAGCCGATTGTCACCCAAACTATTTCAATCAGCCAAATCATCGGTAACATCATCATCCACATTAAAAATCCTTCCGATCTACATCCTCGAAGTAAACTTCTTCAAGTCCGTTGTACCTTGCATCTTCCATACTCAATGCTTCTTCTTTAAACAATTCTCTGACAAAGCTTCGTTTATCCGATGGTGTACCAGTCCATGCGAACTTCAATTCATCCGTCCAAGCCATTATTCGTTTACCGCTCGGCTCATATACTTGTCGCCAATACTTACCGTCTGATTTGCGATTGATGTATTCATGTTCACTCATTGGCCATCAATCGCTTTCTAGTTCCGTCAGCTTGTTTGCGTGTTGAAAATGTAAGCACGCCATCTTGATTAGTCTTACGCCATGAACCAACAACTGTGTAAACCTCATTCTTGCCATTAATCAATACATAGCCGTTGCCACGTTGTACAACTCTAATTTCCATACTCAAATCCTTACTGTGCACAATATTTGACCTACCTAATAAATAATCAGTTGTAACTCCAAATACATCAGCGATAGCCATCAACGTCTCCAACTTAGGATCACGTTTACCGGCTTCATAATATGTCATGGAAACTGATGAAACTTCCTTACTAAGTCGATCAGTAACCTCAAATGCTAAGTCTTGAAGCGTCATGTTGCGCTTACGTCTGAGTTCTCTAATCCTCATTAATTCCATTTCAAAACGGGCTCACAGTCTTTTCACCCTTGGCTGATAAATTAAGCGATTACTGGAACTTCTGGTAATGCTTCTTTAAGGTATGCCGCAACGTTTGCCATTGCTTCATTAGCCCAAGCTCCGCCGTCTGCTTCAAACAATGCCATTACAATGTCACCGCCGCTCTTCTTGATGCGATAGATAAATTCGCTTTCTGGTTGTTCTACTTCGTTAAATGTGCGATATGGCTTCAACACTGCTGGTGATGGCACTTCTGCCGTAGCTTTACTTGCCACACCATCCTTAACAGTTGCACGTTGTGTGATGCCATCATCTGAGTACGATTGCTCGTTAGTATCAGTCACATCACCAGCAAACTTGATTAGGATGTTCCGATGTTCGTTTGCGATAAAGTTGGCCCGCATCTTAATTTGGAAATTCTCTTGATCCAAGTAACGCTCAAATGGAAATTCTGGTGTGATTGCCTCAACACTTGCTAATTCTGGTCGATTTCCAAACTTATCAACTTCACCAAATACAAGCACCTTTGTTGGACTCACAACTTGAATAGACTTAACAGCTGCTTCCAAAAGTCCATCCTTGATCGCCGTAACAACTCCGCTTAGTGTATGCGCGGAAATCTTTTGTGGTGCATCGTTTGGCTCGAAGCGGCGTACTCGTCCATCCTCAATCACGAATGTATCTTCACCAACTTTTACGATTGCCTTCTCTGCTGCCGTAACTGATTGATTGTTCAAAAATTCTAGTGCTTCTTTAGTCATAGTCATAGTCCTTATCCTCCGATTAATTAAAAAGTGATTACTACATGTAGCTCTTAACTGGTGCAACTGATGGCTCTCCGTCCACCGGTTCGCCCGTATCAGTTAGTAGCTGTCCTGATACTGGGTCGATGATCGTTTGACCCGGTACTTCGCTCAACATTTCCCGCATCTCAACGTTGCCTGCACCGTTTTCACCAACCAACACACGGGTCGCCTTATTTTCACGAGGTGCTAGCTTTGAGCTAACGGCTGTAACAGTTGCGATTGTTCCGTCCTCGTCTGGCTTGAATTTCACCTTGATGTTCAATTCACGGAATGTATTATCCTTTGCGTTCGGATCAAGCAAGTTCTTTGCGATCTTTTCAAGCTCGATGTTCACATCTTCTGCCAACGCACCTTTTGCCAACTTATTCAAATTTAAATCAATATTAGCCATCATTAATTACCTTTATCCTAACGTATTGTTATAGTAGTGTTGCTTACTTCATTTCATTTACGGCATAACCGTTTTCTAATTCTGGACTGAATGTTAATTCGCTTAGCATTTGCCCATTCAAGTTGCCATTCTTTTTCAAGAATTTAATGCGTTTTTCAATATCCGTCGGGCTCCACTCATTGCCAAACCTCCGGACTAAGTGATCCAGATTTAGTTGTACTTCTAGTTGCTGCGTCCTTAGGTGTCTGTCATAGCGCCATGAACTCAACAGCATAAATGTTAAAGAGTCACCAAATCCTTTCGGCAATCCTATCCACTTATTGGAAGCCCAAATATCCAAGCCTTTATTATCTTCACGAAAGCCCAATCCTTTTTCAGTGATAACAGAGTAATGCACGTTGTCCTTGGGTGTTGTCCACCTAGCCACAAAATCATGCTCTTCAAGGTTCTTCAAAGCTTTTTCGTATGTTTGAATATGCTTAGAACCTCTACCAATTTCCCGCTTCGCTTTAGTTGCAACAGCTTTCTCATAATCTTTTGGTGAGTCTGAAACGTGGTTATTGAATATAACATTTTCCTCAAAATTGAATGTTTGTTCGTACATCGTATATCGCCATCTTGTCATGGTGAGTTCACCGCCAATCACCCCCTTATTTATGTTACAAACGTGTGTCTAAACAGGGTTCTTATAAATATATATATATAAACCCTGTTTTGAAATCGTTCTGTAACATTTAACGGGTGTAACCGTTCATCCTCTCAATTGCCTCATTTTCTTCTAACAGATCGAGGTTTAATTGATCAATGTCGATTGATTGGTAACTGACCTTTGTATCAAGATAGCCTTGTAGAATTTTCTTACTTGGCATATACAATGCGTGTGATTCTTTTGCTCGAGTTAATGCCGTGTATAAAATGTTGCGGCTAGACAATCGAGAGTAACCAAGAATCGAAACTACATTATTAATTGTTGATCCTTGTGACTTATGAACAGTGATTGCGAATCCAAGTTCTGCTTTATGCTTTTGAAAATCAAAATTAATGTCGTTAAATTCGAGCGGCTGACCGGCATCATCAAGTAACGCTCGCTCACCTTTCATGTTGTTTAGATAAAACTTTCCATTGTCTTCATCTCGAATGATTATGAAAATATCACCATTCATAAATCCAGTATCAGGATTATTTTTACCAACAATAATTTTGTCACCATGTGCAAAGAATTGTTTTCCATCGAAATTCAACAATTCCTCTTCTGGAGTTCGTTGAATAATTTCTTGGTGTTTAATTCCATTGATCAAGTCTTTTGCTCCGTTTGCAGTTGTCAGAAATACATCTGCATTCGGATGCCTTGAAACAATTTCTTCTATCATCCATTCATGACCCGGCGTGTTGAAATATGCCGTACTATCTGGATGTTCAAATTTTGGCATCTCACCCTTGATAACATCCATTGAATCTTTGAAAATTCCTGATTCAGCTGCTTGCCGTTTTGGGATCGTTAGCTTAATTGGTACAAGTAAGTTCTCGTCTTCCAACCGTTGCAATACATCTAAGCCAATGGCCGGCAGTTGATTACTATCCCCGATAAAAATGTATCGTGCTTCTGGATTGATTTTGAAAAGATAGGCTAAGTCTTGCAAGCTGATCATTGAAAATTCATCAACAACAATCGTGGTTGCGTGTGCAAACAACTTGCGATACTTATCAACCTTTCTAACTCCCGTGATTGTTGTTGTCTGGATGTTAATTCCATCAACACTTTCAACGAAATTCTTAACAGCTTTACCAGCCAATGCGGTTGCAACTGCATAATTTGATAAGCTCTTGCCCTTATAACCCAGTGCTTCCAAAACTTTCTTAATGACGAACGTTTTACCTGTACCGGCGTAACCAGTTAAGAATGAAATTGGTTGCTTCATGATTTTCTCGACGGCCTCTTTCTGATCATCAAACAAATCAGATAAATCAACATCTTCAATTTCATGTCCTACCGATACACCTACATTGTTTTTTAGCAAATCATTAACAATCTTGTAAGCTCGTAACGTTTCAGTTCTCGCCCAACCGTCCATGAACGGCGTAACAATTCCATAATCCTTTAGAGAATCATCATCCAAAATATAATCAGATTTCTTAACTGTAATTAGGTTTTGAGATTCCTTTTCTCTCAACTGATTTTCAGCATTCCAAACTGCTAAAACCTTCTTGCGCTTTTCAAAATTATCCTTGGTAAACATACCGTAAATATTTGCCGTGAACTCAAAAGTTAATGCGCCCGTTTTATATGCGCTCCATGGGTTTTCTAAGTCATCAACTGCTTTGGCAATCTTATAAATCTTATTTTGGTTTAGCCCAAATTCTGGATTTTCAAGTGCCAAGCGATCTAGCTGCTTTTTTACTTCCCAATTAACATCTTGAAACGGATTGTTATTGTATTCTTCAATGTATCGTTTAGCAGTCTCCTCAGTAATATTTGGAACCTGTGTCAACAAATCAATTGATTTTTCATTGTAGATGACTTGCTTATCATCATCCTTCCCGTCATATCCATTAACCAATGCCAAGAATAATGATCTAGTTCCTGCAATTGCTTCCGCTCGCTTTTGCGAAATACCATTCACAACTTCCAAATGAAATTGATAATTCTTGGCGGCTCGTGGATTGTATTCTTTAAACTCCATTTGTTACCGTCCTATTTGTATGCGCTCGATGTCATGACTTCTTTTTCAATATCGCCCATCCCATGCGTCGGAATGCCTGAAAGAAATTCCAATCCCTCAATTGCCTGCTCTTGTTCAAAGCCCGCCTTAGACAATGCCCCGATCAATTGTTGCAATGTGTTGTGTACATTGTGACCAAGAACTAATTCAGGAACATTGTGCTTTCGCATGTAGTCCTTAACAAACTTTTCGGGTGATACTCCACGATTAGTCTGCCGACCTTTTCTTGATTTATGCTTGGGTGCTTTGTACTTACTCTGAACTGCATATCGCCATGAACCATACCAACTAAAAGTTAAGTATTGCTGCAAGGGCAGTCCCATCAATCGCCCTACTGTTTTACTAGCTTTGATGTCGGCTCCATAATTTAGTAAGTTGATACCAACTTCCAAGATGAAAGTCTTAACGATTTCATCCACAGCTTGCGGCAAAAGTTTCGGTTCAATTGGCACACTCAAAGGAATATACAATCTCATGCCGCCCTCATGTTTTGAACTACCAAGCGATGATGGTGTTTGCCAAGCATGGAACTCCATGTCGAAATTAACCAGCTTCATCAAGTCTTGATCTAGTTCATGCAAATCAGGAACAAAATCTAAATCAAAGATGATCGCTTGAATATCCTTGATGTTTTCACGGCGCCTAGTTAATCCTTCAATCAAATTGCTAGGCGTGAAATAAGTAGCTTCAAAGTCTTTGTAAGTTTGAACATCAACAATTGGTGGAATTTTAAGCGGCAACGATTCAATGAATATCTTAATATCGAAATCATCCACAACATCATAAGCACCACGGTTTCCCGCAATTTTAAATGCCATCATGGGCACTTCCCCCTTCGGCCTACCAATCTACTTCGGCGTCTGATATCTCAATATATAGTCTGTTATCTAATCCGTATTTTTTACCCAGCATTTCAAAAATAAACTGTGAATCATCAAAATCAAAAGCTTCCTGTAATGCGTCGGCTGCTGCTTTGGTTGAATTATCCAAATCCACCGTGCCTCGCGTTATGGGATAAATCTTTCCTGCTTCAAATGCTGCTCGCTTAGCTTTCGTATTAACTTTTGATTCTGGGACAGGATATGTGAATAACATTTTAAGCTGGAGTGCAGTTCCTTTAGGAACTTTCCATCCTAACTCATCACCCAATTCTTGCAGCGAATCAACAATATATTTTTGATACTTGTGATATCCCGCGGTTCTGAATACAGTGTTAGTGTGCGTGTTGTGCTCCATTTGATTTCCCGATGCATGTGTCATTGGTAGCACAACCTCAGCCTGTACATAGATCATTATTGTTGACCGAATCCACCGCCAAAGTTTGCGCCTTGATTTCCGAATGGATCTTGTTGTGGTTGCTGTGCTCCAAAGTTTGCGGGTGGTTGATCGTTGTCTGTTGGCATTGATGCTGGAGAACCAAACGCATTACTTCCACCAAAAGCGTTATTGTTATTTGAAGGTGCCCCAAAAGCTCCATTACCATTTTGTGGTGATCCGAATGCGTTACCTTGATTTGACGTTCCTGAATCAGTTGCTTCTGGGCGTGGCTTGTCAGTATTTGGCTCTGATCCGCCTTGCAACATTGTGTGATATGAAGATACATTTGCTCGCCAGCTTTTCTTACCGTTGAACTCATTTTCGCGCCAAGTCGTATTAACTGAAAGTCGCTTTCCAACTAGCAACGTTTTCGCGTCCTTCAATTCAAATGGTGTTCCATCTGCTAGTCCCAAACCATCAACTAAGAATGAATTAATCTTCTTGTAAGCAAAGAATGTCTTTGTCGCTCCGGGTACATCATCGGCTCTATCGTCGATCAACATATCATAAGGAATAATATTCTCTGCTTCAGTTCCATCAAGAACTTTATAAGTTATAGTAACCATTTCGTTACCTGAACTTTTAGAAACGCTGTACACTGCGTCAGTGATTTCTACATTGTACTTACCAGCGTAAGAAATGATTTGTCCACCTTGCTTCTTTGTTGAGTCTGCTGTAAATGTCATTAGTTATTCTCCTTTTGTTTCCATAATTCTGTTGCTAGAAATTCTGATTTATCTGATAAACGATTTTTACTAAATGTATATTCGTTTGGCGCTGTTGTGATTATTCGATCGTTGTCGCTATTAATGTGCAATCGTCCAACAAAATCAAAAAGCCCTGTAAACATTGAACGTGTTTTGGCATTCATTGTTGGCTTATACCGAGTTATTGTATTAACTCCGATCACTTCTTGTTCAGCCGATTCCCAAGCTGTGACTAGAAATTCAACAGGCAATGTTTTCATATATTGCGCTAATTGCCTAAACCAATTTTGTAGATCAACGTAAGCCAATCTATTGTCCTTATACTGTGATTTCAATGTATCAAGGATTGTTTCCGATACATTTGAAACATTATCAAGAACAATTAAGCCGTAGCCACGAGCGGCTGCTTCTGCGATAACACTTGGTAAAATATTGTGCATTTCTTTTAGCTCTTCAATGCTTGGAACCATGACATCAACTCCTTCAATTCCCCGAAGTACCTCATGGGATTGATCGAAGGTTATTACCAATTTGTGTGTCGCTGGATGATTTTTCACGAGTGATGTCTTTCCGACTCCCGGATCACCGTAGATCATCCAAAGTGTGTTACTTGAGGTTATTTGACTAGAATTTAGAAGTTGCATTTAGACCTCCTTATAAGAAAAGTCGATCTCCATTTGTTCAAAGCCACGCTTGATAAAGTCAAATTGTTCAGGTGTAATGTGGCTTACTCGGAAATTAAAGTTAGCAAACTGCTTGATTTCCTTTTGTTCCACAACTTCGCCTGTGTCAGAATCAATCAGTTTGTCACCAACTTGTGTGGCCTGATCGACCTTCTCTTGCTGCTGTTGCCGTTCTCGCTCAACTTCTTCATGCTTAGCTTCGATCGCTGCTTTAGCCGCTGATGCGTCAAAATCCATCTTTTGTTTAACTGCATCAACGTCCATTGTTTCCAACAAATGGATATAGCCGTCAGCCTCAACGTTCAACTTTTCGGCGTAGTTCTTGATTTCATTAGATCGTAATTTTTCAAGCTCAATTGCCTGTGAAATTCGCTCGCTGATGTTTTCAAATTGATGGTTAATGTCCTCTAACATTTGAGGCCATGAATAAGATTTATTCAGCCATCGTTCATCGAACACGATTTCTTCATGCACCAGCGGATAAGCTTCGGAGATTTTTGCAATCTCTTTGTTGATCATTTGGCGCTTGTTTTCCTTACGTGTTTCATCCAACTCTTTAAGCTGGTCACCAATTAAATCAGCACCCTCTTTAACGATCTTTTCCAACTCAACCAGTTGTTCTTTGGTACTTGGCCAGTTGCCTAACAAAGCCTTCTCAGTGTCGATACGTTGGCGCTTAATACTTTGTAAGATCGCATTCAACTCTTTGCGAATGTCTTTAGCACCCTTTTCGGTTTGTTGAGCCACCGGAAATGATTTGTACTTATTAACAGTCTCCAGCGTTGCAGCCTTCAACTGATCCAAGTTCGCAACGTTCACATTGGCTGGCGTTGCATTGATGGAGATCTCTGCGAGTTCATTACTCATTGATGTCCTCTTTCTTTTGCGACAATCTACCCTAAGTGATAAACTCAAAGAGTAGATTTGAGTTATGTGATAAATTTACTTGCACACAGTATGCTTGCCGGCCGCTGTGTGCTTTTTTGTGCCTTCTACGTAATACACAGGTCTGTGATTTTCTATATATAGAAACTTCAAACCTGAAATTGCGATTACTACTATTCCGAATAATGCTGCAAATGTGCCAGATAACATGTACTCACCTCCCTTCATTGTGTCCAACTAGACTGCTTAACGAACCTTGCTACATCCGATCGTTTCCACTCCGGACGCTTCAACCCTATATTTGGAACATTCCTTGTAAATTTAGGATTGTTACGCATATTTGTGTTAAACCATGTTGCGTTATGCCCAAAATAAAATTTCGCAATTTCATCTATATTCAAGACAGGCAATCCTCTATCTTGTATTTCCGACATTTTCTTAGACATCATCCAACCCCATTATTGATTCAAAATTCCATCTACATATTTTTCAGCACCGTTAAGAACTCGTTCAGCAGTATCTGTACCCGCTGTTCCGTTCTTTACGTTATTCCATGTGGTCATGGAAATTCCAAGGTAGTCTGCTACCTTTGTTTCATTAATCCCAGCAATTTTCTTTGCTTCAAAAATTTTGCCAATCAATCGTCCAACTCGCGATAAATACCTTCGGTCAATCGTTACTGCCACCATATATATAAACCTCCTTTTATTATTTGGTGTACTTTTATTCTTTTATTTTGTTTACCTTCACATAAATATGTGCTAAGATATACACATAAATAAGCGCAATAAAACAAACATTAAGCAACTAATTTCACCGTCCTACTGGTTTTTATTGCTTTTGTTTTATGCACCATTTTTTAAAAGAACTTAGGTACATGAATAATATTAGCACATATATTTGTGATTGCAACCTTTTTAATCAAATAAATGTGTGATTTTTATTCAGTGTCTTTAGAGGTATTGATATGACTATTTTTGAACGTGTAAAAGAAACTTCCAAAAAGCAAGGTTACAGTAGTTTGAAAACACTAGCCGAAGCTGCTGGACTATCCCAAAATGTAATTTACGGCTGGAAATCAAACCAGCCTAGTGCAACCGCTTTAAGTGCGGTCGCTGAAAAATTGAACGTGTCTGTTGATTACCTACTAGGTAACACTGACGAAAAAAATCCGCATCCTGCTAAGGACGAGCAAAAAGAAGTTGATTTGGAGGACGATAGTATAATTTTGAAGTTTGATGGTCAAGAGATCAGCGATGAGTATCGCGATTTCATCATTGATCAGATACGTCAAATTCGTAAGATGCGAGGCAACTGATTATGAACCTAAGTTACTTCCAGCAAGAAATGTATTCTCAATTATCAACGATTGCATCAAGAAATGGCATTGAAATTATTGTAGTAGATAGAAAAGATGATGAGCCCGATTTGGCAATCGCTGGGGATAATATTATTTTTTTGAATAAAAATTATGTGACAAGTTTCTCAATTGTATTTAGGTTAGCTCATGAGTTGGCTCACCTACTATATGGTGATTTGGAAGATCAGAAAGCTTATGCTTTCTCCCCATTGAGTGAGAAATATGAGGAACGAAGAGCACACTATGGTGCTTCTAAAATTATTGCTTCAATTATGTATTTTGATGTGCCAATGTATAGCCGTAATTATATAAACTTCATGGGTGAATTTGGGTTACCTTCAGCATTTGAAGATATAGTTCATGAAGCAATAGAATCAGTTTAAAATATACGTGCAAAAATGATCCACGTTAAAAGCTTAGGAGTATGGGTTTAATGTTGGATAAATTCAAGAAAATATCAAAAAATCCGATTTTTTATATAAGCATATTTTTACTAATAATTATTGGATTGGTTCTATCCGCAAATATTAACAATGATAATAAAAATAAAATACATAAGAAGTCCGTTCAGAAAAAAGTTAGTTTAGAGATTCCAAAACAATACGAAGGTTACGATAACAAAACCGACATCAATGGTCAATTTCAAATATCATTGACTGCTGAGAAGGGTTCTAAAATTATCATGTATAATGGTGGATTTCAATATAATAAGGAACATGAATTTGCATCTTTCATAAGCAACGGAAAAAAGACTACTATCAATTTAGATTTAACAAAAAATAGTCAAGCTGATAAAGTAGCGGGTTTCAACCTCGCCATCAAAGCTACTAAGAAAAATCGTAAGACTAATTTACAAAACATCGAAATTACTAATGAATATTCTAAATATCGCGATTTTTTGGCATCTAGCTCAAGTTCATCGTCTACAACTGAAACAGATTCTTCCGACACTTCAAGTTCAGCAAACTTTGAGAATTTAGATTCAACTATAAAGTCCTTAATTACCGATAACACCGATTATTCAGATGTAAATGTAAATGGTTCCTATGAATCCGAACCGTACACTGGCGTAATTACTATTACATCAAATGATGATGTTCGCACTGTAGTAGCAGGCGTTCTTGGCGCTTTGCAGAAAAAAGCTGGCGACACATTGAATAAATTTGATTCCATTGATATTTCTGTTAAAGATAAAAACGGAAATTATGCTTTAAAGTCTAATTACAATATTTCTACAATTATGAGTAATCAACAAGTTTATCGTCCTTTTAAAGTCAAAGATTTGGCAAATACTTGGACAGAAAATTAAAAAATCCACATCCCCTCGCCTGGCAGCATAAGGATGTGGAAATCTACAAACGAACATTACTGCTCATTTCTGTTTATTAGTATATCAGACCTGAGTACGTCTTTAAACTACTCAATTTTACAATAGAAAGGTTAAGTTTAAACTATGGCGATCACGAAAAAACCTAATGGTAAATGGCGCGCCGTTTTTGATTACAAAGAACAAGGCGAACGCCGGCGTAAAGTACAAACATTTAAAACAAAATCAGACGCGAAAATTTGGTTAGCTGGATTAGAAGCGAACAGTACACCACAAAATTTGGACGCTTCAAAAATCCTATTTCAAAATTACTTCAAAGACTATGCACGAGTTCACTTAGAATCAGGTCTAAAAGAATCGACCATTGCATCATGGGAAGCTGTTGAAAAATATATTATTAATGTCTATTTCAACAACCTATATATGAGTGATTTAACAAGAAATATATATCAGAATTTCCTGAACAAATATGCAGTAGGCCATACAAGAAACACTGTGAATAAACGTCATCAAATAGTAAAAATGGTTATTCAACAAGCCTTTCATGATGGACTTATTACTACAGATCCAACGTACAATGTTCGAATCTCTGGTTCAGACTCAAAAGATTCATCTGAAAAGTTTCTTGAAGCTGATGAGTTTAGGACACTACTAAACCACATCACTGATAGTCCAAAGTTAATTAGATGGCGTACATCTTTTATGGTCTATTTAGTTGCTTTGTCAGGAATACGTGCCGGTGAAGCCTTAGCATTGACGACAGATGATATAGATACACTGAATAAAACAATCTCAGTCAATAAAACTAAGCAACGTTCAGGCGAATCAACTGAGCCAAAAACAAAGAATGCTGTACGAACAATAAAAATGCCAAATGAATTTTTCTCGATTTATTCGCAGTATATCGAGAATAAAGAATTCAATAGTAATAATGAACTATTTGACGGAAGAAGATATGCAACCATCGCAAATACATGGCTTCATAGGATCGAACAAGAACTAGGATTTAATAATAATGTTTCTATTCACGGTTTAAGACATAGCCATGCCAGTTACTTAATTTCAAAGGGTGTAGATATTAGTTATATTTCAAAACGTTTAGGTCACGCTGATATAACCATAACAATGGAAGTGTATGCTCACCTCCTCTCTGAAAAACAAATTATTGAAGAAGAAAAAACGCAAAATATTTTATCAGATATATAG